AGCAACGTCAGCATTGCAGATACAGTGATTAAAAAGGCGCAAAAAGCAGTTGAAAGCGCAATTGACAAATATTTATTCAGTTTTTATACAGATGCCCAAAACACGCTTGGCACAGTGGAAAGCCCTGTTGAATTAACTCCTGAAACAGTTTACGCAAAATTTGTTGAGCTTGCAAAAACTTTGAAAAATTCAGGCGCACTTTCTTCAAACAACACAGGCTGGGTGGTTGTAAACCCTGCTGTGGAAGAAGTTTTGCTTTTATCTAAACAATTTACAGGCGCGTCTGGACTTGGCGATTCTTCAATCAAAAATGGCGCAATTGGCCGAATTGCGGGCCTTGACGTTTTAGTTAGCGCAAACGTAGGCGAGCTTACAGATGGCAAATACGTTGTTATGGCGGGCGTTAACGAGGCAATCACTTACGCTTCACAACTGAAAAAAATTGAAACTTTAAGAGCTGAAAACTCATTCTCATCAATTATAAGAGGTCTTTATACCTTTGGTGGCTTGACTTTACAGCCAAAAGGAATTGCAAGTTTAACATGCACTCCTGCTGTTTAAGAAAATTTTTTTTCTTGTGTGGTTTGACCAAAAATCAAGCCACACAAGCTTTTTAAATAAATTCTAATATTAATTTTAAGGAGAATTTTATGCAAAACTATAATTTTATGGGTCAAAATCCAGATGATAACCTAAATATGGCGCAAAATGCCTTAAATAAAGCAATTCAGCCTGATTTGAATAAAAATATGCTTGACCCCCAAATTGCAAAATATATTGATAATCTTACCGCTTTTGGCGTTTTCACACCTGAGCAAGGACAATTTTTAAAACAAAATTATTTAAATATAACAAACGCACTAAATGCGCCAAAAGTGGCTAAGGATAATGTTTTTAAGGAAAATGTAAAAGAAATTCAAAATTTGTCTGGGGGTAAAATTTTATCTGAAAATTTACATTCAGAGGATGATAAAAAATGCCCTCAAAATGCCAAAAATGCGCAAATTAACGAGATTTTGAGCGGATTTGATGAATTTATAAGCGCATATCCTGAATTTTTTAATTCTAGAGCGGACCTGAAGGCTTATTTAAAAGAAAATGGCGTGCATTTGGACAAAGCCGAATTTGAAAAAATCGCCAAAATGGTTGAGGCGCTTGAAATGCAGGCAGTTGAAAATTATAAGCAGGATTTAATGCACCAAAAAACTAAGGAAAACCTTAATAATGAGGCACTTTCGCGCCTTCAAACAAATTCAGCAACCGACATTTCAACAACTTCGCCTGAGGCGAAAACCCGCTTTACAAGGGCGCAAATTCGAAATATGACGGCCGATGAATTTAAGAAAAATGAAAAAGAAATTATGGAGCAGTTGGCAAAAGGGCTTATAAATTAGGCTTTTTGGCGCAAAATTAATATTTTAAGCTTAACATAAAAAAGATAAACACCATTAAAGCGGTTTATAAATCATTTAAAAATGGTTTAAAAAATCGTTTGAAATGGTTTTAAAATGCAAAATAATTTTGGTTTTACATTTAATAAAATCAAGCATTTAAAGCCATTTTCAAGACGCGCCAAAATCGCCTATATTGAATTTTCAAAATTTTTATAAGCTAAACCCCCAAGGAATTTTAAAAAATTGCTTAAAATCGATTTTGAAAGGAGCTTTTTTACATAATATCCATTATCTATACCTATCGAATAGGAAGTTTTTAAGCTTCAAAGACAATAATAACAACAAATTATTTTTCGGGCAAAAAAGAAGGGGTCAATTTGACCCCACTGCATACTAGCCGAAGCATTAACAACATGACAATTATACAAAATTTTTTTGGAAATGAAAAGGAAATGTTAAGAGATATTAACAAGAAAAACCGTTACCGGATAACCAAGGCGCAAAGGCTTTTTATTGAAGAATTTGTCAAAAGCCTGAACATCGAAAATGCGCTTGAAAAGGCGAATTTGACCTCTGTTGAAGAAAAAGACGAGATAAAACACGCGCTTTGCAAAAAGTCTTTTCAGCGCGAAATGAGGCTTGTAATCGAGGAAAAAGCGCGCCACCTCGAAATCACGAGGGCTTTCATTGTCCAAAAATATTTGGAAATTTTATATCAAACAAATGAAAAAAAAGACGATAAAGCCTTGAAAGACGCGTCTTTGGCACTTAAAGCGCTTGAGGGGTTATGTAAACAACTTACAAATTACAAATTTGATTCTGAAACAGAGCAAAACAGCCTTTCTGCCGTCATTTCGGGGCTTGATTTGAATAAAATTTGATATCCGGTTTCAAAATTTAAGGAGAAATTTATGCTAAATTATGTCAAAACCACATCACCAAAGGATTTTAGAGGCTTAGCCCAAAAAATTGGCAAGATGTTTGATAAATATAATGAAAAAAGGCAAAGCCAGTTAAACGACATAAAAGCTTTGCAAGACAAGGTTTTTGAACTGAATAACGGGTTTAATTCCTTTAATAACAGTTATTTGGAGCTTCCAAACGTCTATGAACAGCACCAGACCTTAAAAGCGCACCTTTTAGACAGCATTTACACAAGCCCCGCTGGGCTTTTTGACGTTTCTGCTTCAACATCTGAGGGGCAAAAATCTGCGATAAAACAGAAAATTATGCTTACAGACGCGCTTGAAAAAATGAAAATTGCAGACAAAATTGAAAAAATTATTGAAAATGTAATTGAAACAGGCGAATGCACCTTGTTTGTAAGCTATGAGGCGAAATATAAGCCCATAAGGCGCGCAGTTAAGGACTTTAAGGGCGATTTTTTTGTTTTTGAAAAGAAGAAAATTTTTGAAGGCGCAACGGTCAAAAACATTGATGCGCAAGACTTTGTGTTCGATATTGAGCAAAAAAATAACTGGAATGCCTGCAAGAAAATTTACCGCACATATGCAAGCTTAAACGAGCTAAAAGCCAATAAAAACAATACTTATCTTACAAATGAGGTAATTGAAAAAATCAAAAATTCAAGGCAAAATGCCAAAAACACTGATAAATATGGCATTTCAGACGATTCTGACAAAATTGAAATTTTGGAACTTTGGGGCGATATCGAGCTTGAAAACGGCAAAATTTACGAAAATCATCTTGCAGTTTGCGCCAATCGTGAAGTTATAATTCGTTTTGAGCCAAATCCTTATGTTGATTCGCCATTTATCCACGCAACCTTGCTTGAAAATCCGGCGACAAAGCGCGGAATTTCGCCATTGAAGGCAATTTTGCCTTTGCAGTTGGTTACAAATCAGATTATGAATCATCAACTGGATGCTTATTCGCTGACGGTGAATCCGCCTTATTTAGCGCCAAGCGGGGCTTTTAAGGGTGAGCAGAGGGTTGAACCTGGCAAAATTATTGAATATGACGCTTCGCTTTTGCCTCAAATGCCGACACCGCTTAATTTTTCAGGGGCGATAAATGGCTGGGATTTTGTTGAATATTTTAAGAACTCAATCGAGGGCACAACGGGCATTTACCGCACTATGGCGGGAAGTGTGGCGAACAAAAACAAAACTGCGACTGAATTAAATTATAGTGTGAGCGGGCAAAATACAAGGCTGAATTTGCTTCTTGACGGCATAAACAGAAAAATTATTTTGCCGATGGTTGAAAAAATCGCGGACACAATTGCAAATTTCAAATTCGGACGTGAGCTCATAACAAGGGTTTCAGAGGGTAAGACCGAAATTTTTGAAATCACAGACGAGATTCGCGCAGGTGAATATTTTTATAAATATTCAGACAGGAAAGCTTCGCTTGAACACAAATGGCGTCAAAAAGAGCTTGGCGACGTGATTTTGGCGTTTGCAAATATTCAGGAATTAAAGGAAAAAATTAACTGGATTGAGTGTTTTAAATTGTCATTGGAGCAGTTAGGCGTTGAAAATTGGGAAAAATTTTTAAATGCTGAAAGCGCGCAAAAGTGACGTTAAAACTGTAAATCCACGCTTTTTAAGCTGAATTTCAGGCTAAGAATTGCGCACCCCGCCGGCTTTGCGCAAAATTTAATTAAATTTGCTAATTTAAACAAAATTGCAAAATGCACGCAAAAGTGACGTCCCAAAGGTTTCAAGCGCGAAAATACGCCAAAAAGCTTTTGCTTGGGAGGGAAAATGCGCGCAAAAATACGCCAACAATTTGGCAAAGTTTATTCAAATTGATGTTGCAATATTTGGCGCCCCAAAGGTTTCAGGCGCGAAGATACGCCAATACGCTTTTACCCGAAGGGAAAATGCGCACAAAAGTGACGTTAAAACTGTAAATCCACGCTTTTTAAGCTGTATTTCAAGCTAAAACTTACGCGCAGGCTTTGCGCAAAATTTGATTAAATTTGCTAATTTAAACAAAATTGCAAAATGCACGCAAAAGTGACGTCCCAAAGGTTTCAAGCGCGAAAATACGTCAATACGCTTTTGCCCGAAGGGAAAATGCGCGCAAACCTTGCGCCCCAACTACATACCAACCGCCAAAACCACCACCGCACTAAGACAAAAAGAAATTCAAATGGAATATAAACTTTTAAAATCGCAAAAAGAATTTATCGAAATTCCACACAAAATGGACCTTGATGTTTGTGTTTATCAGGGCGGTTTTGGGAGCGGAAAGACCTTTGCAGGTTCGCTTTTGGGGCTTTTGCTGGCAATTAAATATCCAAAAATTTTGGGACTTGTTGGCGCGCAGACATATGCGCTTGTAAGAGATACGACTTTAAACAGCTATTTCGAACATTTAGAGCGTTTCAGGCTCAAGGAAGATAAAGATTATTATTATTCAAAATCCGAACAGAAACTTGAGCTTGCAAACGGCTCTGTGATTATGTTTCGGCACTTTGATGAGCCAAATAAACTGAAATCTTTGAACCTTGGTTTTGCTGAAATTGAAGAAATGTCAGACGTGCCATATGAAACATTTAAAATGTTGCTTGGTAGAATGAGGCAAATTCCAGTAAATTCCTGGAATAACTTTCAATATAGAATTTTTGGACACACAAATCCGGAACCCTGCAAAGGCTGGATTTATAAGACTTTCAAGGATAATCCGAAAAAAAATTACAGGCTGATTATTGCGCCAACAACAGAAAATATTTATCTTCCAAAAGGATATTGCGAGGAATTAAAAGGGTTATATGACGAAAAATACTATAAAATGAATGTTTTAGGGCAATTTGACGATTCGAAAAATAATCTTGTAGTTAAAGATTTTAGTGATGAAAATGTCTTAAAACTCAATTATGACGAGGATATTGAACTTCATATCACATGCGATTTTAATGTTGACCCGATGGCGTGGATTTTGGCGTATAAAGACAATAAAAAGGTTTATTTTATTGATGAAATTGTTCTTGAAAACACCACGACAGTAAGGTGTTGCGAGGAATTTTATGCAAGATATAAAAACCACAGGGCAAAAATCATCATAAATGGTGACGCATCTGGCGACAACAGAAGCACGCAGAGCGAATTTACGAATTATGTTTTGATGCGCAACCGCTTGAGTAGCTTGGGTTTCAAGGATATTGAAATTAAAATTAGAAACTTTAACCCGCCAATTAAAAATCGGGTAATGGCTTTTAATTCAATGATAAAAAGCTTTTCCGGCGAAAGAAGAATTTTTATTGACCCAAAATGTGAAAAATTACTTTATAATATTCAAAATTTGAAATATAAAGAAGGGTCGTCAAGCCTTGATTTGCCTACATATTATCAGATTCAGGCAAATCCTGAAGTGAAATTTTTAGGCCACCCTTTTGATGCTGCAAGCTATCTTG